CTGAACAAAAAATTCACCGGAGTTTTCGTCGATAAATTCCCGCAATTGTAACAGTGCATCATCTAACGGGATTTCATCGGTCATAATGGCAGATTGCGCTTCGCGTGATTGCTTAAGCCACCATTTAATGGTGTCCCGATCAATGACTCCGCCAGCAGTTTCCAGATCGATAGTCTTACTAAATTCCGGTCCCATATCTCCGGTTTGCGGATCGAAAAATATTGCACCTATTGAGATGATCGGGGCATCAGGATTTTTTCCCATGGTTTCAAGGTCGATCATTAGATGGTCACACGTCCTGCTGGTGGATGTGATTTCGTGATGACCGTTCACCTTAATTGAGTGATCTGCCGTCTCGCCAGTTTCATTATCGCTATCGTGATGCTGATTGCCGCCAGTGTTCTCCTTGTGTGGATGTTCAGCGCCTTCCATTTTCTCCGGATCATCTTCCTGAACTTCAACCTGATACTCTTCATCGAATGTTTCCTGGTATGTTGCGTCGCCCATTACCGCGCCACAATCAGGGCAGTTGCCGCCGCCGGTCTGACCGCAGGCGGTGCAGACTTTTTCCACTTCCTGTTGCGCCACTGATTCAGGCTGTTTCGTTTCTGGCTCGTTTTGTAACGCATTTGGGCTGTTTTGTTCCGCTTTTTGGTAGTTCCGTTCCGATTCATGCTGGTTCTGGTTCACAGAATCGCGGGTCTGGATCCCCTTAACCCATTTCGGATCATTCGGGTCACTAATCCCTTCAACAAATTCACCACGTGATGCAGCAAGCAACTTATCGGCGTCAGGCTGGATGATATTGGCTGCCTGCATAATGTTGTTTACTTCGTCAGCGGTAACTTTCATCGGCTCTGGTTGTTCTGAATCTTCAGCGGTATCTACATTTTGCGGTAAGCCCGTGTATGTGCCATTTTTTCGGGCAAAATATTCTTCTTTTGTGATTTCAGTGGCGCCAGCAGCCAGTGCCTTATCCAGACCAGAAAGTTTGTTTGCGCGACCGTATTTTTCTCCGTCCTTATCTGCGAAGAGGAAATAGAACGGCCCCTCACGCTCTACAGATGGTTCAGCTTCCGGCGCGGTTTCATTTTTTGGGATATCAGATACCTCAGTTTCCACTGCATCAGTTTGTGTTTCTGATGACTGGAGAACATCAACAGTGCCCAGGTCTGTTTCTTCATTCTCAAACACGCCCTTTGTCGTCAGGTATTCGCAGATATATTTGTTCAGTGCTACGGGATCTTTGTGAATGTCGATCGGACGTTCACGGACAAGGCCAAAAATAGTTTGGCGGTCGTAGCGAAGGGCATCAGGCTGTTTGCGCATTGATGCCGAGATACGCTTCCAGTCTTCGCGGTCGTTATCGATAACTTCATTTTTTGCCCAGCGATGGATGCTGCCGTCAATGTTTCCGGCATCCACATCACCAGGCCAGAGAGCGTAGGCCAGTTCGTCATCCAGTGTTTTCCATGTCTGCTTGTATTCGCGATGAATGGCAGCAATGACCGGGCTGATTTTTCCTGTTGAATTTTCAGTGTACTGTTGATTGGCTCTGGCGCGGGCGAGATCAACAACAGACGTGTATTTTCCGGTTTCCTTGCGTTCACCTTCGCGACGTTTTTTCCAGATGCGCATCTCTGCCTGAATTTCGGGCCATTTAGCACCAGGAATACATTTATGCTTAACCCACCCAATGGCGTGCAACTTAAGCTCCGGATACATGGCGTTAACTTCTGGCATTTTCATCAACGCTTCAACGATATGTCCGTCGAATGTTGCCATGTCTTCCTGCAACAATTCCTGTGCGCTAATAACCATATCAACGGTGATGTTTTCACATGTGTCGAACTTAACCATGACAGCGTTCTGTACTTCAGGGGCCAGCTTGTCAAAAGTGACGTTCATCGGATCGGATTCAGTCTCAACCGGGACAAAAGAAGCAGACTCCTCATCCCAGCGGTTTTCCTGCATATATTCAGCATCCCATGAATCGAGGGCAGGGCGGGGTATGCCAGGTTTATCCTCGCAGACAATAAATTTATAAACGCAGTCCTGAGCAGCCGGATAATGTTCCAGGAATTGCCAGTGAAATTTTGCTCGAGCACGGCGTTCGTCGCCAGCTTCAATGGCTGTGGCTACAGCCACAGCGCCTTCTTCCCTTGTTGCCAGTTCGTCAGGAATAGCGGCGCAAATAAAGACTTTACTCATTTTGTTTTAACCTCATGACAGATTTAAGGATGAACAAATCCCTGCCATTGCTGGCATATAAGAATGAAACCGGATATTTATTACGGAACTGTTTTAAAGACCTGCCGGGATTTCGATATTATACTGGTGAATAACTTTATCGACCGGGTAACAGTTACCGGGAATTTTCTGTTCGGTTGCTGCAGTCATACACTCCTGCATTGTCCTGTGAACACTGACTGCAATATCAACTGGCTCTCCGGAAACAAGAAAAACTGTCAGAACAAGCGCAAATGCTGAATTCATTGTGCACATCCTTTTGGCATCAGACGTAAACGAGCCAGCATTGAAACAATGCATATTTTATTTAATAGCTCCCGTTCTTGTTTTCTCTTGTTAATGGCATCTTCAGTAAATACAGGGTTACTGATAGTGACACCAATTTCAAAACAACCTTCAGACGTATTAACGTTTGGTAATAACGTTTTCATTATCGCGTCCTCAACAATGAATTTTGTGATGCAGTGCCTGGTGCCTCCAGGTGACGTTAACCAGTTAACAATTAACGCCGGATACAGAGAATCCACCCATAACACTGTTTTTGGTTTTAACTGTTCCGCGTGCGCTTAGCCGCATTCACCGCATCACAAAATTCACTTTAAAAACGGCGGCAGAGCAGTCACGGAGTAAAACTGATACCGCCAAACGTCACCAGAAAATTGATAACAGAGGGCGTTGCAGCGGGGTTGTCACTTAAGCGTATGGTCAACCTGACAACTCGGTGTCCTCAACGGGGAAGGAATAACCCCGCCATACTTACCGCCGCGCCATTTCGCGGGTTGCCACAACCGGAAGCGCACGGTCGAATTAAATTTAACGACACCGTACAGTGAGACGAACTTCGCCGTGCGCTTTCGTGTTGTGTGCCTGCTTTTAACCACGTCAGGCGAGGTGGTATCCTTAAAATCACCACAGTTTTAAGGATTCATTAAGCAATGTCGCAACCACCAATAAATCCGCTTAAGAACATGAAAATTGATTACTGGTATAAAGCGCTTACAGTTGTTGGCGCTGCGTTGTTTGTCTTTAATGGAACGTCTTTTTTTGACAGATATCCCGTTGTTCCATTGGGTTTTTTGTCCTCCGGCATCTTTTTTATTGGTTTGGGGGAGTGGATTAATCACCCTCTCAAAGTGAGATTTATTGGTCCTGGAGTTTGGACTCGTGGATATAATCGTTCTTCGTGCGCACTCGGTATCATCTTCGACATACTTGGTTGTTTCCTGATTGTTACAGGAGTCGTCAAGTTCTTCTGATGTAAAACCGCAAATGGGGCACGTAACGGGAATTTTGAAAAGCGTTTCTCCGGGTTCCAGAACAAAATTTTCTGCGGTCTGATTTTGCTTCTCATATTTGTGCTCCGCGTCATTGTGAGAGCACATTCTTATTCTGAGTGCCTGTTTAAACTCACTGAAGCTGAGAGCTTCTTCGCCTTCGGCAAGGCCTTCGAAGTATTCTTCGTAAGCCTTTTCCATGATTGTGTCGAAATCCATATCACTCACCTGAGTTTCTTTCCAGCCAGCGACGGGCACCATTTTCGGTTTTAAACGTTTTGCTTTTGGTATACGTCATTGCGGTGAACGTGCCGTCCTGGTTTGGAAACACGCCGTACACCAGAGATTCGTTGTTGCCAAGATCGATAGTATCCATGCTGACCTCATTTCCCCTTAACGCCGGGGTAGCGGAACTGTTTGCTGAGAACACCGTGCGGTGTCTTGATGGAAAATAATTTAGAATAACCTAACATGAGAGGCAAGTGTTTTTTGTTAGATTGATCTAACAAAAAGGGTGGACGCAACTAATCACTTGAAAAGAATGTTATTTTATTGATTTATTTTTACGCGCTTTAAGCATTTCTTCGAAGAGTTTGTTGAAGTTTTCTACTCTTGCGCGCATTTCAGACAGCAAGGCTTCCTGCTCGGAAGATGGAAGAGCATCGAATAATTCGATCAATTCTTTGTGGTTGGGAGTTAGCTCTGTTTCCACATGAAGTTCTTGTGCAGGCACTGGTGCCTTGTCTTCGTCACCAAACATTAGCCATGTAGGTGAGCACTTCAGAGCATCCGCTAAAGCAAACAATCGTTTTCCGACTGGCTGGGTTTCGTCTCTTTCCCATTGTGAAATTGTGACGTGAGCAACTCCAGCGAGGCGCGCGGCTTCTCGTTGTGTTAAGCGTAATTCTTTTCGTCGCGCCAGAACTCGCTGGCCCAGGGTTCTTGTATCCATAGTTAGGTAATTCTAATTTTTCTTGACTTAGGTATCCCGCGCACAATAATGTTAGAAAAGTCTAACAAGAGGGGGCTTTGATGCTTAAAGTTGACGCAATTACTTTTTTTGGCAGCAAAACAAAGCTTGCCAATGCCGCAGGAGTGAGGCTGGCAAGTGTTGCTGCTTGGGGGATACTGGTTCCTGAAGGTCGCGCGATGCGTCTACAGGAGGCATCTGGCGGGGAGCTTCAGTATGATCCCAAAGTTTATGATGAATATCGTAAGACGAAGCGGGCGGGGCGGTTGAACAATGAAAATCACTCCTGAACAGGCTCGTGAGGCTCTGGATGCCTGGATATGTCGACCAGGAATGACACAGGAGCAGGCGACGATATTAATCACTGAAGCATTCTGGGCTTTGAAAGAGCGCCCGAACATCGATGTTCAGCGTGTCACAGATGAAGGTGGCGCGGTTGATCAGCGAGCGCTTGGCGTTAATCGAGTGAAGATATTCGAACGCTGGAAGGCTATCGACACCAGGGATAAGCGTGAAAAGTTCACGGCGCTAGTGCCTGCGATTATGGAGGCTATCCGGATTAGTGATTTCAGGTTGTATCGTGAAATTACTGACGGAAAAAGCATCACGTGCATGATCGCCGGGTTAAACAAAGAATATGGCGATGTGGTGGAGTCCGGACTGCTTTTTGCTGATCCTGCCGTAGTGGATCGTGAAACTGACGAACTTATAGAAAAAGCAATTGCTTTCAAGCTTGCGTATCGACAGCAATACCAACAAAAAGCTGGATGGAATTATGAGCCTTCTTTTTGCTGAACGCCCACTGGTTATAAACACACAGCTTGCGATGAAGATTGGCTTAAATGAAGCCATTGTGTTGCAGCAGTTGCATTACTGGTTGAGAGATACCAATTCCGGCATGGAATGTGATGGTGTTCGCTGGATTTACAACACAACGGAACAATGGCTGGAACAGTTCCCATTCTGGTCAGAGTCAACGTTAAAGCGCGCGTTTGCAAGTCTGAAAACGCTGGGGCTTTTGCGTTGTGAAAAGCTCAATAAATCAAAGCGCGATATGACCAATTTCTACACGATTAACTATGGGAGCGAGCTTTTAGATGATGGCAAATTGAGCGAATCCATCGGTTCAAAATGCGCCGCTCCATCAGGTCAAAATGACACGATGGAAGAGGTCAAAATGAAACGCTCCATTGGTTCAAAACGACCCAATGTCATCGGGTCAAAATGGCCCGATGATCCTACAGAGAATACAACAGAGATTACTACAGAGAATAAAAACACTTTTCGTCCGGAAGCTTCGCAACCGGACCCGCAGACGGCTGAACAGGATTTTTTAATCCGGCACCCTGGCGCAGTTGTGTTTAGTGCGAAAAAACGCCAGTGGGGTAGCCAGGAGGATCTGGCGTGTGCGCAGTGGATATGGGGGCGGATCGTGGGTCTCTACGAACAGGCCGCCAGTGATGATGGCGAGATCATGCGACCAAAAGAGCCTAACTGGACTGTCTGGGCCAATGATGTGCGCACAATGCGGATGCTGGATGGCAGAAGTCACAGACAAATTTGTGAAATGTTTGGTCGGGTACAGCGGGATCCATTCTGGGTAAAAAACATCATGAGCCCGTCAAAGCTCCGCGAAAAATGGGACGAACTGGTCATCCGCCTGGGGCGTTCACCTGTACAGCGTTGTGTTAATCATATTTCTGAACCGGATACAGAAATTCCGCCTGGTTTCAGAGGATAAGTTTTGATTTCAGGTCATGAGGTAATTTTAAGGGGGACTTGTGGCAAAAGTTTTTACACAAGAAGAGCGGGAAAAAATCAAGGGGCAGGTTGTTGAGCTAGTACGCCGGAGTGGGCGCGAGACGTTACGGCAACTGGAAGCCAAGACAGGTGCGACAAGATATCTGATGAGCGTTCTCGCCAGAGAGCTGGTTGCCAGTGGTGATGTATATAACTCTGGCTACGGGTTATTCCCGTCTGAACAGGCTCGTAAGGACTGGCAAAACGCCCGCAAAAAACTCTCGAGGGCAAAGGTGAAGAAAACATCTGTGGTTGATCCGGACCTTATCTGGTCATTACCTGACGGAGAAATACGTCGTTATGACAGGCACCAAAACATAATTTGCTGTGAGTGCCGGAAGAGCGAAGTTATGCAGCGCATACTGGCATTTTATCAGTGAAATTTTCGTTATTTATAGACGTAACTAGATTAAAGAGCATTAGTTCAGATGTGAATTGACATTTTCACGGCACAGGATTGAGCTAGCGTGGTTGTCTGCTATGCGTCAAAAGCAGATATTACCAGATTTAGACATCTATTCCCGATAGCCCTGCTCTGATGCCACACTCTGTGCTATTTTTATGACCCCAATAAAAATATTTATGACTATTGCTGATTTCAAACGGCCTAAATTGGAGCTCCCAAACGGGGCAAACAAACTACTACTGCACTCTTGCTGTGCTCCATGTTCCGGTGAAGTGATGGAGGCACTTCAGGCCTCGAGAATCGACTATACCATCTTTTTCTACAACCCGAACATTCATCCTCAGAAAGAGTATTTAATTCGTAAGGATGAGAATATTCGCTTTGCTGAACAACACGGCGTGCCATTTATTGATGCTGATTACGACACAGACAACTGGTTTGAACGTGCCAAAGGAATGGAATGGGAGCCCGAGAGGGGGATCCGTTGTACCATGTGTTTTGACATGCGTTTTGAGCGGACAGCGCTGTACGCTGCTGAAAATGGTTTCAGTGTGATCAGCAGTTCACTGGGCATTTCACGCTGGAAAAATATGCAGCAGGTTAACGACTGTGGGCGGCGAGCCGTCGCGCATTATCCGGGCATGGTGTACTGGGATTATAACTGGCGCAAGCAGGGCGGCTCGTCCCGCATGATTGAAATCAGCAAGCGCGAAAAATTCTATCAGCAGGAATATTGTGGCTGTGTGTATTCTCTGCGCGATACCAATCTACACCGCAAATCTCAGGGACGCCCTCTTATCAAAATTGGTCAACTCCACTACGATAAAGAAGAGAAGGAGTGATTTTATGGAGCACCTTTCTTATTGATTTCATATTGGCGAGGTAGCGGGAGTTAAGTAAAATTGCTGCGGGTGCTTGAGGTTGTCTGTCTCAGGCATCCGCAGAAAAATCAGCAAAATGCTCGTTTTATGCACAATTGTAGGATGGTAATCTGATGCATAATTATTCGAAATAACATAAAATACTAGACGTGTAGGCTGTGGGGTAGTTATGAGAGTAAATAAACTACATTTAGGTGCTAGAGTTTCGCTATTTATAGTGTCATACCTTCCCCTATTCTTTATCATGTGTTTTGTGCAATTGTATACTTATAGAAGCTATTTAAATTGGAAAGGTATAAGTGTTGAATCATTAACTATTTTCTTTAAATACTTTGGCGCGGTCAGTGTCATTGGTGTATTATCATTATTTGGTATTGTAGGATTAACAATTTTTTTAAAAAATATAAAACGTCGATGCGCCACTAGTGGTAGAACTGTAAGAGTTATAGATATTGAAAATAAAAACAATGAATCAATAAGCTATCTTTTTACATATATAATTCCGTTTGTATTTCAGGATCTATCCACTTTAACTAATGTTATACCTATAGCAATATTGTTAACGGTAACGGCTTTAATATATATTAATTCAAGCATGATACTTATAAATCCTACAATAAGTATTAATTATACTTTATATCAAGTTACATATTTGGATTTAGAAAGCGACAAAAAACGCACTGGTATGGTTTTGACTAAATCAAAGTATTTGGAGGAAGATGATCTTCTTGATGTTGAGGACGTGGGCCCAAAACTTTTTTATGCTGAATCCCATAAGGAATGAAAATGTTAAAGCTTGAAGAATTATTAGAGTATGCTGAGCAACTTAAGGATGATGATGCGGCGAAAATATCGTTGTATTTCATTACTAGACATCTTAAAGCGGGTATGAGTAGAACCGCAAGAGTTGTTGATAAATTCGATTTTAAAATCATTAAAGCTCCAATCGCTCCAGATATTGCTAAATTTTTTAAGTATACTTTATCAAACCAGATTATTTCTCATGCTTCGAAAGATGATATTGTGATGAAAAAGTATACTGTTATTGATGATGATATTGATAATAAAATTTATGCCTATGCTATGAATAACGCGATATCGTTTTCAAAAGTTATTAATAACGATATAAAGAATGATAAACCAGTTGTACTTACCTCTCTTGCTGAGGTTCAGAATGATTTGTGGGCCTATTGTATTAAAGTCCAAAAGGGGGCTGACGTCACTTATTCTTTCCGAAAAATCAGCAGGGGGAAAGTCACAACAAATGAACCACAAAATATGACTCAGCGCGTATTCGCTTTGTTTGATAAAACAGATAAAGAGTTAAGATCATTTGATGGCAGCGCAGTCAATTTTGATGACAAAATCGATTGTATTTATATAAAAGATCAATTTTATGTATTTCATAAGAAAAGTTTTGAGGCTATTGTAGGCTTGGAGGTTGAGTTTACAGAAGCTGCACAAAAAACATTAAATACAATTAAAGAACTTGATCTTATTGAAGGTTTAGATGTTATTGAACAAGCTATTCTTCATAAGCCATCACTGAGAAAAATTCTCACTCATATCGCTGAGAAAGGTAACCATACGGTTCTGGAAAAGAATGATGTTCAAGCTATGAATGATGTGCTAAAAATGTTTCAGAACGAAGAGTTTAAGACCAATGAGCATGGTAAATTAGTCATAGAAGATGAGAGGCAAGGAAGAAACTTTCTCAAACTGTTAAATGATTATTATAAACAAGGCATGACTACAAAAAAATACTATGGTACGGATAGCGGAAATGTGATTAACCCTATTAAGGCGTAAAGCATATACTATATCTGGAACTGAAATACCAGCCGCCATCAGAAAGAACTGATGGGGCTTACAAATAGTAAGTAAATATAAAATGTTAAGGTATTTTTCATGCAAAAATGAAAATCATTGGCACAAATTAGAAACTAAGTAAATTGCTAATACTAATAACTTATTATTCTACTTACTATTTGCATGGAGTTGTTGTGAATTGCTGGAAAGGTGGGTAATGTTTTTGTAGAATCACGGCGGGTGCTTGAGGCTATCTGCCTCGGGCACGAACACCAAAGGCAGATAGAGAAAAGCCCCAGTTAACATTACGCGTCCTGCAAGACGCTTAACATTAATCTGAGGCCAATTTCATGCTAGACACATGTAGGTTAGCCTCTTACGTGCCGAAAGGCACGGAGAAGCAGGCTATTGTTAACACCAAGCTGTAATGTCCCCTTTGAACCATTCTAAAATGTCCCCAGACAATTCTCTGGGGGATTTTTCATGATCAAAGAGACTGTTACGATGAGTCATAAGGAACTCCACCGACTTCAGATTATTCAGGAACAAGCTGCGGCACGCATTGGCATTTCTATTCGGCAGGTTAAACGTCTGGTGCAACGGTATAGAAATGAAGGGCCTTCTGGTCTGGTTTCCCACCGACGTGGAAAGCGTCCTAATAATTCCTTTTCTACTGAATTCAGAGCAACAGTAATTTCACTCCTCAAAGGCCGTTACGCTGATTTTGGACCTACGTTTGCGTGCGAAAAATTGCGCGAGATACACGGTTTATCTTTATCCGTTGAAACTCTCAGAAAGTGGATGATAGAAGAGGGGTTATGGCGTGAACGCCGTCGTAAAATTGCCCGTATATATCAACGCCGCATGCGACGACCATCTTACGGTGAACTGATCCAGATTGATGGCTCACCTCATGACTGGTTTGAAAATCGAGGCCCCAGATGTACACTGATCGTTTTCATTGATGATGCCACCAGTGCGTTGATGGCGTTGCGTTTTGTGCCTGCTGAAACAACCCGGGCTTACATGGAAACCCTCCGGGGTTACCTTAATGATCATGGCGTACCGCTCGCTCTCTACTCTGATAGACACAGTATATTCAGGGTAAATAACCCAGAGCGGGAAGGTGAGCTGACCCAGTTCACTCGTGCGATAAAGACACTGGGCATCGAGCCAATCCATGCCAACAGCCCGCAGGCAAAAGGGCGGGTAGAGCGCGCCAATCAGACACTACAGGACAGGCTGGTCAAAGAAATGCGGCTTCAGAATATCAGTGATATTGAAACAGCAAATGCATGGTTGCCGACCTTTATTGAAGCCTATAACAACCGGTTCGCTACGTCGCCTCGTACTACTGATAATGCTCATCTTGATGTGCACCATTCTGAAGAGGAACTGGGTTATATCTTCAGCCTACAGGCGAAGCGCGTTCTGTCTAAAAATCTCACTTTCCAGTACAAAAGCAGTGCGTTTCAGGTACGCAGTGAGGGCCGGGGATATCGACTTAGGCATTCGGTTGTTACTGTATGCGAGAACTTTGACGGTGAAATTAACGTTCTGTATGACGGGAAAGCGCTGGGCTGGGAAAAGTATGTTGATGGCCCGGAGCCTATACCACTGGATGATGAAAAGAGTGTCCATGAACGAGTGGATAATGCCCGTATTGATTTACGCTCAAAATACTATGTTAAACCTAAAGCTGACCATCCCTGGCTTACGCGCCGAACGCAAAGTCATCAGCAAGTTAAGCCCCCGAAGTTACCTAAAAAGAAGCCTGATCCCGATAAAAAAGATTGAAACCAAGATCGATTCGGTTGAGTGCATATCCATTCATAGGGTAGATTCTTAAGTCGCGTTTCTGGTGTTCATTTTCGGGTGGTTTGTTACTTGTTTTACCGGGGATATGCCAGAAACGCGCTGAGTCAGTCTGGGCGGTGCGCGTAATGAGGCGTTATGGTAAATAGCCTATGCTAATGTCCGCTAAGAGCAAGAAGCGGAAGTTGGCAGTTTTGTGGACTGTCCCCACAAAAGTGACTACAGAAATAGTTGCAATTCATAATTGATCATGGGTTGTCAGTTAAACTCGTGGCGATTTAAATAGACTAATTGGGAGTGCGTCCATTACTTATATCTTGTAATGTTAACTATCAGAAATGATACAAAGATAATATGTCTTTAAAGAAAAGGCTGATGGCGAAAAGTGGCCCGATGAGGGCCACAATACGGCTGTCACTTAGACGTAAATATCAATGGTGCCAGCGGTATTTGTATCGTCTTTTTTCTCTTCTTTTTTATCAGGCTGAACTGTCGCGTCTTCATTCTTTTTCTCTGCCTGCTGCCTTAACAACTGCTCCAGTTGAGCCCAGAGGCTTTCAATTTGCTTCTGTACCAATGCAGCCATTTCTTTTTTCTGCTGTGTCGTCATCCCCTCTTCCGATGAGATTTTCCCAAGCTTTTCAGTCAGCACCTGAATTTGTCTTGTGATTTTGGCTATTTCTGATGTTCCTTCCGGGGCGGAGTTGTTTGAAATAACGGTTGAGGTATTTCCCTGAATTGTGACAGACATAGATTTCTCCTTTTAAAAAAGCACTATCGGCATGCACAAAAAAATCTTTAATCGTATTTCTTGTGTCATTAATTGTTTGATGTTCAGATTGTTTTCCTCGCGGGCTGGCGCGCCTCAGAAAGTAAAGCTTGTTGACAGGGGTAAACGTTCGGCAATAATTTTCTGCCGCATGCGGGTGTTGCATAAAACGTGTTACGTTCCTTTATCGACAGGTCAGGTCACCGCTCACCCGCCGACGAGAAAGCAACACTGACATGCTAAAGCAAAAAATAGATGAATAAGTTGAGTTGTGCATATGTAGCCTGACCGTCACAAAGTATATGGTGTCTGTACCAGTAAGATGATGGCCGGACTCTTTAAAAACGAGCTGACCTGCACAATACAGGATGGACTTAGCAATGGCTGCTCCTGGCACAAAGCGGACAGTGATCACCGTTCTTACGACTACTTTCTGACTTCCTTCGTGACTTGCCCTAAGCATGTTGTAGTGCGATACTTGTAATGACATTTGTAATTACAAGAGGTGTAAGACATGGGTAGCATTAACCTGCGTATTGACGATGAACTTAAAGCGCGTTCTTACGCCGCGCTTGAAAAAATGGGTGTAACTCCTTCTGAAGCGCTTCGTCTCATGCTCGAGTATATCGCTGACAATGAACGCTTGCCGTTCAAACAGACACTCCTGAGTGATGAAGATGCTGAACTTGTGGAGATAGTGAAAGAACGGCTTCGTAATCCTAAGCCAGTACGTGTGACGCTGGATGAACTCTGATGGCGTATTTTCTGGATTTTGACGAGCGGGCACTAAAGGAATGGCGAAAGCTGGGCTCGACGGTACGTGAACAGTTGAAAAAGAAGCTGGTTGAAGTACTTGAGTCACCCCGGATTGAAGCAAACAAGCTCCGTGGTATGCCTGATTGTTACAAGATTAAGCTCCGGTCTTCAGGCTATCGCCTTGTATACCAGGTTATAGACGAGAAAGTTGTCGTTTTCGTGATTTCTGTTGGGAAAAGAGAACGCTCGGAAGTATATAGCGAGGCGGTCAAACGCATTCTCTGAACCAAAGCATGACATCTCTGTTTCGCACCGAAGGTGACACTTCTGCTTTGCGTTGACAGGAGAAGCAGGCTATGAAGCAGCAAAAGGCGATGTTAATCGCCCTGATCGTCATCTGTTTAACCGTCATAGTGACGGCACTGGTAACGAGGAAAGACCTCTGCGAGGTACGAATCCGAACCGGCCAGACGGAGGTCGCTGTCTTCACAGCTTACGAACCTGAGGAGTAAGAGACCCGGCGGGGGAGAAATCCCTCGCCACCTCTGATGTGGCAGGCATCCTCAACGCACCCGCACTTAACCCGCTTCGGCGGGTTTTTGTTTTTATTTTCAACGCGTTTGAAGTTCTGGACGGTGCCGGAATAGAATCAAAAATACTTAAGT